GAGGGTCTCTGGTGAGATGTTGTACTGCATAATAAGGTGAGGGTAGAGACTATTAAGGTCAAAAGACACAACCCAATCATACTTTCCAGGAATCGGTTCCTTGACGTATGCTCCTGCGTACTTTTCATTTTTATCAGACCTTTCCTTTGGTGGGATAACAATATTCCTATTCTTTAAATAGTTATAAATGATCGTGTCCCACATGCGTACTTGATAAAACACATCTTCATAATTCACCTTGGCGTCATATGCCATGGTAAGAGCAAGTTCAATGAGTTTCATCTTGTCTTCCATACGGTCAACAAGTTCCACGTCTTTAATGTTATATTCTACAAACTTTTGCCAACCGTTAGTGTAGAAATCCTTGAAGGTATCAAATTCAGAGTGATCTAGTTTCTGCTGTCCAAGTTCTACACTCGCAATGTAGTCGAGACGATAAGACTCTTGCGCCTTATAAGTAAACTTCTTATATAAATCGAGATAATCCAATTGAGAGATTCCACCCACATCATAAGAAATCTGCTTACGACCATTCACAAAAAATTCTTGCTCAGTCACAAGACCCCATGGTGAAAGCCTTTTCATCAACTTTTCACCAAGAACACGATCAATACGTCGAACTAGATATGGAATATCATAAAGTTTACTGTTCCAACCAGTAAGAACTTCTGGAGTATTCTCTTCAATCATCCACCAATTGATGAAATCATTAAGAAGATCATATTCATTATTGAACTGCTTATAGTAGTGATTACCCTGCTTCAATTTAAAGGGTCCTTGACCCCAAGTAATAATCTCTTTCGTAGAATAATCCTGAATAGTAATAAGCAGAACCTCTTCTGCAGCAGATTCTACGTCTGGGAAACCATTCTCAGACTTAACCTCAATATCAATTGTAGTTAGTTTAATTTTATTAACATCAAACTTAATTTCTTCTTCTTTATATGTGTCAGAGATGTACTGATAGATAAATCTTTCATTGCCATAAATTTTAAATCCTTGAACTCCATCATACTTCTTGATGAATTCACGGCACTCTCTTACTGTCCCAGGTCGAACAGATTCAACATATTCACCATCAAGAGTTTGGTATGATGTTTCTCTTTTAGAGGGAACAAAGAGAGTTGGATTAAACTTCTCACGTGTTGCGAAGTGTTTACCATCCTCATAACCACGAACCAAGAAGTGGTCACCGACCATTTGAACGTTGGTGTAAAATCTCATTATGTATCAGTTGATGTCGGACTGTGGTTTCGTATTTGTCTGTATGTATTATAGCATCTCTTCCCTTCATTGCCTCGAACGCAGAAATAAACATTGAAAAATAATGCCAATGTCTTTTGGGTGTATATTGGGGCGATAAGCAGACGAAGATATGATCAAAATTATAATTATCAAACGTATAATTGTTTTTTTCTACGTTCAAATAGTTTGGCATCAATGATGCATTTGTTTCATTTCTAATTTTATTTCTACTATTCTCATTTCCAATCCAGGTAAATGAAGATATCTTATCTTGACTAGCTAACCATGCACCCCAGTTTCCCTCATGAATACGATTAAAATGAATTATTTGATCATACTCATATTGATATGGATCTTCAACATGACCGTCATAATCACCACCAAAAACATCATCATGATGATCAATATTAATTAGATCGATATTCTGACAATCTTTTAATTTAAAAAGTATAGAATCATGATCATAACCAAAATCAACACTATCACAATGTTGTAATGCTTTCATATAAACATCAAAACAAAACAATAGATTAGATTGATCTATTACAAAATTAGATTCTTGAAATTCTGTATTTTGGAATAGACCAAACCATCGTAAAGAGGCATTTGGATTAAAATGAATACCGTTATATATTTCAATAGACGGTTTCATTATATAATCTAAATCAATGCTCAATACTTTCATACTTCTCTAAAATTTTTGATGTTGGTTCAACAACGGTCAATATATCATCAGATCTTAACATTATCTCATTCTGATCTGTAAATTTTAACCACTTATCAATCTCACCAGAACTACGATTTAGTAGATATGGGTTGATAAATTTACAATTAGCATCTCCCAGTGGTGCTTCTACTTCTACTACTTCAGAAATAATTACTAGATCATTCTTCAGTAAAAAGCACTTGATCACTTTGTCCATTTGTTCTCTCCAGGTAAAGTTCTACTAAAGATTTAATTGGTTCTACAATTGTCATAACACAATCTGCTCTAACTGGAATCATTGGGTCATTACACAATAAAATCCAGGGTGACAGTGTAATCTTAAGTTCTCCATCAGATTCGGAATTTTCTTGCTCTGTGAGAAGAATTGGTTTTTGATATTCAATTCTAAACGCATCTTTCAAAAGATAGGCACACAAAGTAGATTCTTCATCATCAGGTGACGAAACTAATTCTTTTACATCTGCAACTAGTTGTTCACCAGTTTTTAAAATTACAAGTTTAATTGTCATAATACAGTTTAACCTCCAAACATTCTAACAATAAAAAGGGGAGGTGTCAACTGGATTGTGCCAGTTACCTCCCTGTCTGCGCCGACGATATTCAGTTTTATTTATTCAGGATGTATCAGGGTAGAACGGCGGCGAGCGTTCCCCCAAAGAAAAGAGTCATTGCTGTTCCCAGTGTTAAGGTGGCGGTTGTGAAATTCATCGTCTCCTCCATAGGTCTGAATTATATAGTCATTATGTATCATAGTGATACAAAAGTCTGTAACCACCACTACTGATTTCTACTCAATTGTATTGGTTTAAAGATAATCTTTACGTTGATGGTGTTCTGGAACAATCTTACCCAGTTCAACAACTAAGAGCCCATCCTCAAATTCAACTGATCTAACTTCCGTTTCATCTGATAAGGTCCATGCTCGTGTGAAAGATCGTTGAGCCATTCCTCTGTGGAGATACTCTGTTCCAGATTCTTTATCTTCTTTTTGTCCTTCGACAAAAAGTTTACCGTCTTGAGTGTAGACATTGACTTCTGCCTTTTTAAATCCTGCTAATGCGATTTCAAGTCTTGACTCTACGTTGCTGACTTGAACCAAATTGTATGGTGGATAATTCGATGTGGTTTCGTGGAGTTTAAACACACGATCGAAGTATTCGTCGAGACCAATACTGTTTCTATTTATACGGTCTAGCAGGGCAGGAAGATCCGCTGCGGTATAACGCATGAGATTTGTCATTTTTCTTAGCTCCTTGTAAAAGCGAGTTTGTGTTGTGTGGACCCTTACGGCATCCACTACTAATTATACAAGAAGCACAAAAAAAGCGGGTGTTGAAACCCGCTCATTTTTATTCGGTATACTCTACCTTTTTCTTCTTAGACCCAATGTTGTACTTAGTTTCAAGTATCCAATCCTGCTTGTCTTTATAAGCCAGTACCTTAATCTGATTAAGTGGAGCGATATCTTGAATTTTAGTGACATCGATAATACTGATTAAACCCCAATCTGCAAGAAGTTGGGCAATGCGATTGCGACGTTGAACGTCATTAACGGTCAGGTTTGCATGTTTACCATCGAGGGCAAACAATTCTTTAAAGTGGACCAGATAGTATCTACCTTGCTTATGTAAGATATGGCAAGACTGATAGATCTTCTTTTCTTTTCTTGAAGCGACTCCAATACGAGTCAAAGTTTCACGCACTTTCAAAAAGTCATCAGGTTCGTTAAGAACCACTTCAACCATTTGATCGGGTGTCCACTTCACTTCAGGTTCTTGAACGACACTCATCGTTTTCCTCCAGTTTCAAATTTCGATTTTATAAGATTAAGTTGTTCATTAGTAAGAATTTTCAAAGCCTGTTTTGCCTTTTCATTACTATAACCATAATAACGTTTGACATAATCAAGATCTTTGATCTTATCTTGTCGGAGCCAGGGAGAAAATCTCTTCTTTTTCCTAACGATATTTATAAGAAAATCATATTGCATTTTCTTTGGAAGAAAATGATACTTATTTAGTTCATTCACGAACATGACAGTATCGATATGACCAGACAAACATCGGTTTACGATATATGGGGGGTATTCCTTCTCAAGTGAAGGGTCTTCATCAATCAAATTCTCCTTTGTCTGATTGATACTGTTCAACCAATCCTTCAATTCAAGCATAAAGAATAGACTCCAAAGAATTTGTAGTGGAATAATTTGTAATTAACAATTCAGTCTTGATATTATCAGCCGTTCCTTTATCACCACGGTGTGCCATAGAGTAACGCAATTGCCATTCTCTAAGGTAATAATCTTTATATAGTTCTGCAAGACGATCATTCACGTTATATGTAATCATGAAATCATGAGGACAATCATAAACATCTTCTGCAAACTTATCATGGTCAAAAAACTTATGCATCTCACGATCTTTGCCATAAAGAAAATCTTTAATATCGTAAGGGGGATCAAGAAACACGAATACATCCTTACCTGGTGCATTCATTACCTCAGAATAATCTACATTAGTAATTTTCCAGTTCTTAGTCAAAAGAGAAAAGTCTTTAAGTTTTTTAATTCCAACAAAAGAAAAATT